CCAAGTGTATAAAGATGTACAATACCAATCTTTTCTAGCTCAGCAATAATTACTCTTTGCAGCCTTTGAATAGTTCGTGCAAACCGAATATCTTTTTGTGCTAGTGTAGTTTTATCTTCTTCAGCACCCTCCCCCATTGTAAGGTATGATTGAGGAATTTTTAGCGCAGAGAACAGTTTGTCTCTTAGGTATTTAACATCATCAATAGCCGTAGTATGTTGACCTCCCTGGAGGTTTTCAATTCTTGTATTTGAGTTGTTACCGCGAATCGGAATGTAATAGTCCTCTTCGACTGACATTGGGTTATAACGCAAGTCAACACGGCCGGTCTCTGAATCTAGCACTTGGTGACGCTTCATCTGCGTGATGATTTTCTGCATGTACTGCTCAACATCAGCAGGTGCTACCTGACCGACATCAATATAGAACACACGACGCTCTGGCGAGCGAATCACTCTGTAGGCCATCATTGCATCTTCTACAAGCGTAAGCTGGCGCCAAATACGGCGCGCTGGCTCTAGGATTGATGTGCCATTAGGTGCATATTTGTCATGCCCGAGAACTCTAAAGTGTGAAATCTGCCAATTCTCAAAGGTCATGCCCGCTGAGTTCCATTGGAACTGCAGGTAGTTGGGGTTGGTTGCATCTGTACCTTCCATGCGATCAACTTCTTGTGGTGGCAGCGGCAGAACAGTACGAATACCGATGTTTTCATCCAAGTCAAGATACAAAAAGAAATCGCCATACTTGCACATTGTGCGGCACCACCCAAACAAATTAGAGTCCAGGTTAAGGATGTTGATGTAAAGGGTAGTAAGTGCAGCTTTAATTTCTTCGTTTGGACATGTGATGCGAATCATAGGCGATAGATCTGACGAAGTTGTCATTTCATCTGCGTAGATGTCAAGCGCCGAAGCTAGCTCTGGCATGTATTCCATCTGGTCAAAGTCAACGTATCTTTCCGCTCTTCGCTGATTAGCGATTGCTTCATGAGAAATTCTCTCTAGAGGATTATATGTTGACTTTTTAAATTGCTGCCCACTGGCAGACTTGAAGGTGTGCGCGTACTTATCTAGATGCTGGCGTCTGATGCGGCGGCCAGATTGCGAACGGTAATTAACAATTGGACCCGAAAAGAGACGCGTTAGCCTCTTAAACAAGTTCGATTGATTGTTTCTTGGATTTTTTGTATTGTCTGCCATGTTTAACCTTTATATACCCACATAAATTCTTTTATTTGCTTTTTTGCATCTGCTGTCATGTTGTCACCTTTTACTTGGTTGTGGCCCTGCATTCCTGTAATCGTTGTATGAAGCTTTCTGCTAGATGTAGTGATCGCTGACATCATTGCTTTCTGATACTGTATTTCTCTTTGATTGACAGATAAAGCTGTGTCCCGAACCCAGCAAGCGATAGCCAGTGACATTACTAAGTCATCTGAATAACCGCGCATGGCTTGGGGCTTGCCGTTATACCAAATAAATGTTTTCAACTCCTCCACAGTTCGACTAGAATATAATCTAATTAGTTTGTTTCTGATGAACTCTTCCAATTTTGCAATAACTAATGGTCTAGTTTTTGAAGAAGTGGTGAATCCAGCCACTGCATTAGTCATTGATTCGGCTTGATATTGCTCTACATATTCGTGTGTTGCTTTAACAGAATAATACAGATTAGCGTATCCGAGTTCTGTAAGTTTTTCTAATACTGACCATCCAATTGATGCATTCTCAACAACTAATAAACATTCTCCATATTCATAGCCTACATCATATAATATCTTAGAATACGCATCAATTGTAGGTTTTCCTTTATATTCTGCAACGACCTCCATGGTTTCCAGCTTAATTACGTGAAAAGCCGAACTATCAGCGCCGTCGCCTCTAGCGACATCTGCTACCAATAAATAAGAACTGTCGGGCAAAGCTTCTTCCCAAATCCAATAATTTCTATCAAACCCTGTTTGGTACTTTGGCTCTTTTGTGTTTTCTAACAAAAAGTTAATGTCATCGGGATGAATTACGCTGTCGCCTGATGTGTTGAAATTGCATTCAAGTTCTTGTGCAATTTGACGACGAGACATGTTTCTTGTCTCTTTTTCAAACCACGCTTGGTCTCTCTCGGGATGAACATCCCATGATAAGCATGTTGGATGAAAATCGTTTCTCTGTTCGTCTGCATCAATGTACGTTTGGTGAAACCAATTTCCAACTCCATTCGGAGTTGATAGTGCAATACATCGACCACCAGTAGATAGTGTAGGATACAAACCAGTCCACAACTCTTCAAGGCCGTCAACGTGGGCGGCCTCATCAATAACCAAAAGAGACAAAGCCTCCGAACGACCAGCGTCAAACGAAGTCGAGGAAGCTTTAATTTGCGAACCGTTGTTTAACTCAAAAGAAGTTCTGTTATCAATTTTAATATTAGCAATCTTAATCCATGGCGGCAAGTGTTCAACAATTGCTTTTACTTTTTTTACAAGGTTTGCCGCAGTTCCAAACTTAGTTGCCATTACCAAGACATTCTTGTCTCGGTGAAACATCATAAGCCAAACGATGTAGCCTGCTGTGATTGTAGATATGCCCAGCTGGCGGGCCTTTAGAATAACATTAAAACGATAATCGTTAAAATCATCCAGCAGATCGTCTTGAAATCCATAAGTTTTAAAAGGAATCAAACCATGTAGAGGGTGCGAGATTTTAGCGTAATTTCTAAGAAAATAGCTTGGGTCTTTTCCACTCTTTATGATTTCTTTAATTTGTTGTTGTTTAGACAGAGGAGCCATGAGTTGCCATTAGGCTATCGCTTATCGTTCTTTGCTCTCTTACCAAGGCCGCCAAGAGCAACAAACTTTTCAAAATCAGGATCAATCTCGCGCTCTGGATCGTCTTCCATTGGAACATTTTCGACTTCACTAAGTGAACCGATTTCATAGTGCTTACGTGCCTGGACCCAGGTGCGGACCTTTGATGTGTTTTGAACGATCATGTCGCATTCTCCAACGGCCTTAAGTGACAAGCTGTTGCCAGTTACTTTCCTGTATTCTTTCTTTAGGAAACCTGCAATGTCTTCGATCATCTGCTCAGTATCAGACTCAAAGTTGCCACCGTAAACTTCTTTTAGTCGAACTTCTGCGTGATAGGAAAGACACATTCTCTTACCAGAGAAGCCCACATTAAACCCATCCATTACGCGATGATCAATAAGGGGGTTGCCTTCTTCGCGCTTGAGGCCAACCTTAACAGGATCGCCGTTCTCATCCAGGGCACCATCGTAGGCATTAGCGGCAGCCTGCTGGATTCCTTGGATAATTTCTAGTGTTGTAGCCATTGTATTTGTTTCCTTCTATTAAATAGTATACTTTTTGCTTAATGGTAGATCTTACTGTTGGCCAGCAAGGTGAGTCACGACCATTTGAATGAGTTGATCGACAGAGAGGCCAGAAGCTGACGCGGCGCGCTCAATATCTGATATGGCATCCGAAGCAATATTTTGTGCTGTTTCTTGTCCATCATCGATGTTTCCGTCGACCTTTGCGGCGGCGGTGGCGTCAAACTCAAGCACCTGCTTCATTTCTTCTCTAATAATTTGTTTAAGTTCTGCGATTGTGAATTTCATCTGGTCTCCATCCTTTAAGCCATCGTTCTTCGCGACCTTCTACCCACTTGACATAACAGTCAAAACAGCATTCATATTTTGTCATACAGACATCATCTGTAGATTTAAAAAATATCTTACCGCAAACTGGACAAGGGGTTTTAGAATCTCTATTAAGTAGTTTTTGTGAAACTAAAAAACCGCCAACATCTACTTTTTCTGTAATGCTAGACTGTTGTAGCTCTTTAGAGTACATTTCTTTTTGTTGCCGCATGTACTCTTTTTCTTTTTCTTCGTCCCAGTTTGCTTTTGGATTCTGGATTGCTTCTTCGCCATATTTCTGACGTATCGCCTTTTCAAAAGCAGCTAGCTTATCCCAGTCTTTATCACTCATTATTTACTCGCAGAGTTGATAGCGGCTACAATTCCTGCTGTTACTCCAACACCAATTGCAAAACCTCCGATAACAAACCAGTGACGGTCGTTACGACTTAGCTTAGAAAGAGAATCATTTAGTTGTGCGATCTCCATGTCTTTGGCCTCAATTCTTATACGATACTCTTCACTGAGCGCGTCATAACGGGCAGTGAAATTATCTACTTCTAGCTGGTGCTTTGCGCTAAGTTCTGAAAGTTGATAGTCAAGCTCAATTTTAAACTCTGCTTCAAGGCGTGGCTGAATTGTTAGTATATATGCTGTAGCTGATGGGTCAAATAGTGTTCCTCGGAACGGGGCTCGCTGAGATGCATCTAGAATTGTAAACTGGCCGGCTGGAGATGTAGTTACTGTGTCCTCTGCTTGCGCAGTACCGCACAGAGCTAAACTTAAAACCAATATTTGTGTAATTTTATTCCACATACTCAAATCCAAATTGACTTATAATTTCGTCAATTACTTCTTGTGGCGCTTCTGTATGGCTCTCTTCAAGATCTTGCTGGTTTTGCCGTGCATCTTTTTCAATCTTTTCTAAATCCCGCTGGTATTCTTTACGGATCTTTTCTACTTCTTCTTCGTATCTTTGCAAGGCCTCTTCGCGAGCCTTTAATTCTTCTTTGTGAATGTCTTGCATTCCTTCGATTTGCTGCTCGTAACTCTGCTTTGCTGTGTCATAAGCCTTTTGCAGTTCGTTCATATCGCTCTGCATCTTAAAAAAGATTGCTGCTGACAATACAACCAGTAAAATTTCTTTCCAATGTTTTAAAGAAAACTGTAATACTGCTTTTTTCACCGTAATAAAATTCACTATACGCCCTTGAGCTTTGCAATTCCATCAATGACGGTCTGGCCGCCAATGTAAATTCCTGAGATAATAACCCAGTCTGACGATTCTAAACCTGCAAATACCATTAAGCCTGTGGCTGTTAACCACACCATAAACTTGCGGGAAATCATCTTTTCGACTAATGCATCTAACTTTGCTTTTGCTGCTGCCATCATATACACCTCCACCATTTACTGGTTAATTTTGGCGTACCCATTATTTTTGTCGATGACGATTTGCATATCTACACAATCCTTAAGAGAATCAAGATGCGAAATCAACAAGACATTTTTGAAGTACACCTTAATTAGTTCCAAGATACGAATAAAGCCCTCCATATTGTCTTCGTCCAAGGCCGTACCCGGCTCATCTAGAACAAACAAATCGCCCTTTGGCAGCGAAGACACGGACAACATTGCTAGACGGATAGCCATAGCACCCATGGTTTTTTCGGCGCCTGATGCCATCTCAATGGGGCGAGCATCGTGTTTTGGATGCTTGATAAAGATATCAAACTTTTTACCGTTGTCCTCAAAGAATACTTCAAAGTTGGTGATGTTTGTAAGAACCTTTGCAATTTCTTGATTGATGACTGGTATCTTTTTCTTGATGATATCATAGGCAATACCATTAGAATGCATACAGCGCATGAACAAATCATAAGCTGCAAACTCTTCTTGTAGATCCAATCTCTCCTTCTTGTCTTCACGAATAGCTTGTACCTTCTGCTCTAAAGAGCCGTTAGCTTTTACAAGCTCTAGAATCTGCTCTTCACATGATTCAAGCTGCTTATTCTTTGAGGCTAAGTTAAAGCTGAGCGTCTTCTGCATGCTTATTAGCTCT